ATGAGGGCGCTCGCCCGGCACGGGCCGGCCATCCTCCCCGCCACCGCGGCCTTGCGCGAAAGCCTGCAGGAGATCGGCGCCGATGGGCGGTTTTCCGGCTATGCGAGCCTTTTCGGCCGGCGCGATCTGGCCGGCGACATGGTCATGCCGGGCGCCTTTGCGAGATCCCTGGGAGCGCGCGGGGCAGCCGGCATCCGCATGCTCTTCCAGCACGATCCGGCCGAGCCGATCGGCGTGTGGGAAGAGATCGCCGAGGATCGGCGCGGGCTTTTCGTGCGTGGGCGGCTGACGCTCGGCGTGGCGCGGGCGCGCGACGTCCACGCGCTGTTGAAGGCGGGCGGGCTCGACGGGCTGTCGATCGGCTACCGCACGCTGCGCGGCCGCAAGGACCGGCGGGCCGGAATCCGCCGCCTCTACGAGATCGACCTCTGGGAGGTCTCGATCGTCACCTTTCCGATGCTGACGGAGGCACGCATCGCCTCCGTCAAGGCAAGCGAGGCGGGTCTTTCCGCAAGGTTTTTGGACGCCGCGCGGCGCCTGACACCCGCGCGGCCGAAAGCTGCTGGGCCGAAAGCTGTTGGGTCGAAAGCTGCCCGGATTGCCGGCGGAAGACCGGCCTTTTCTTGAAGACGCGAAACCAAGAGGACGAAATGACGATGTCTGCCCGAACGGCCGAGCTGCGCCCGGCGCTGGAAAACAAGATGCATGGCGATTGCCTTGTCGAGACCAAGGCGGGGCCGACGCCTGAAGTGGGCGCCGCCTTCGACGAATTCATGAACGCCTTCGAGGCCTTCAAGGAGGCGAATGACGAGCGGCTCGGCGAGATCGAGCGGCGGCTCACCTCCGACGTCGTCACCGAGGAAAAGGTGGCGCGCCTCAACGATGTGCTCGACCGGCAGGAAAGGGCGATCGAACGCCTGACGATCGAGGGCCGGCGGCCGCGGCTTGCGGGCGGCACCGGGGCCGAGCCGCGTCTGGAGCGCGCCGGCGCCGATCTCTCCGGCCATGGCGCGGCCTTCTCGCGCTATCTGCGGGCGGGCGAGACCGCGGCTCTTGCACGGCTCGAGCGAAAGGCGATGGCGATCGGCACCTCCGACGGCGCCGATGGCGGCTATCTGGTGCCCGACGAGACGGAAGCGGAGATCGGCCGCAGGCTTGCCGAAGTGTCGCCGATCCGGGCGATTGCGAGCACGATCACCGTTTCGGGCAGCCTCTACAAGAAGCCCTTTGCGGTGAGCGGGCCGGCGACCGGCTGGGTTGGCGAGACGGATGCGCGGCCCGAAACCGACACGCCGGTTCTCGATGCGCTCGAATATCCGGTGATGGAGCTTTATGCGATGCCCGCGGCGACGGGTGCGCTTCTCGACGATGCGATCGTCGATCTCTCCGCCTGGCTGGCCGGCGAGGTCGACCAGGCCTTTGCCGAACAGGAGAGTGCGGCCTTCGTCAAAGGCGACGGCAACAAGAAGCCGACGGGATTTCTCGCCGTGCCGAATGTTGCCGAAAGCGCCTGGGAATGGGGCAAGCTCGGCACGCTTTCGACCGGGGTTTCCGGCGGCTTTCCGGCCGACATGCCGAGCGATCTTCTCATTGACCTCGTCTATGCGCTGAAGGCCGGCTACCGCCAGAACGCCCATTTCGTCATGAACCGGCGTACCGAGGCGGCAATCCGCAAACTGAAGGACGCCGATGGCAATTATGTCTGGGCGCCGCCGGTCGGGCTCGGCAGCCGCGCCACGATCATGAATTTCCCGGTCGTGGACGCCGAAGACATGCCCGACATCGCCGCAGGCTCTCTGTCGATCGCTTTCGGTGATTTTTCGCGCGGCTATCTGATCGTCGATCGCCAGGGCATCCGCATCCTGCGCGATCCCTATTCGGCCAAGCCCTACGTGCTTTTTTACACCACGAAACGGGTCGGCGGCGGGGTTCTCAATTTTGAAGCGATCAAACTTGTCAAGTTTAGCGCAAGCTAGGCGTGCGAAGACAAGGTCGTCACCGACCTGAGGGTGCTGCCCTCATGTGATCCGGGGTCCCGCTCCTGCACCCCCATCCTCCGACGGGGCCCCGGCCTGCGGCCTGCCTTCGGGCAGGCCGCTCCTTTTTTCCCCAAGGTGACATATGCAACGCATTCTTCTGGAAGGCCCGGAGGTGGAGCCCGTGTCGCTCGCCGAGGCGAAGGCGCATCTGCGCGTCGAGCACGAGGCCGAAGACGAACTCATCTCCGCTTATCTTGTCGCCGCACGCGTAGCGCTCGAAGGCGATCTCCGAAAAGTTCTGATTGCCCAGGCATGGCGGCTGGTCCTGACGGAACGGCCGCAAGCCGGACGTCTGCGCCTGCCGATCCGCCCGCTCCTGTCGGTGGATCGGGCGCGGCTTAAGACGGCTTCAGGCGAAAGGCTCCTCGAAGAGGATGAGATTTCGCTTGGGAGCACGGCGGAGGAGCTCCGGCTCGACACGCGGCTTTGGGGAATGATCCGCCTCGAAATCGACGTCACCGCGGGGTTCGGCGAGACCGCAGCCGAGGTGCCGGCGCCCCTGCGCCAGGCGATCCTGTTGCGTGCCGCCCATTGGTACGAGCATCGCGGCGCGGCCCTCGAGGCGGATGGGCCCGGCGCGCTGCCGGCGGGCTACGAGCGGCTGATTGCGCCGTTTCGCGAGGTGGTGCCGGTATGAGCGCGGCGCGCCGACGGTCGAGGCAGTCCGGAATGCGAGCTGTGACGCGACCCGTGACGAGGCCGGGCCGGCTTTCCCAGCGCATGGTCTGGGAACGGCCGGTGACCGCCCCCGACGGGCTCGGCGGCGAGAGCCTTAACTATCTGCCGATCGGGCATGTCTGGGCCGATCTCCGCCCCGGGACGGCGCGCGACGTGGCGCTCGGCGAAGGGCGGGTCGGCGCGGTGACACATGAGATTTTCGTGCGGCGCGAGGTGGGGCTTCTGGCCGGTGACCGGCTGCGGCTCGGTGCGCGGATGTTTCTCTGCGTCATCTGCCACGACCCCGACGCGAGCGGCCGCTTCACCCGCGCCGAAGCCGTGGAGGAAGTGTGATGGGCGCCGAAGAGGCCCTGCAGCGGGCGATTTATGAACGGCTTGCGGGCGATGCGGCGCTGACCGCCCTGATCGGCGCCGACAAGGTCTTCGATCATGTGCCGCGGAATATGAGCGCGCCTTACGTGCATCTCGGCGAGATGGAGGTGACGCCCGTGGCCGCCGGCAGCGGTGCGGAGACGAAGCTCGTCGAGATTATCTTTTCGCTCGTCGCCTTTTCGCGCGGTCGCGGCCGCCGCGAGACGCTCGGGCTTGCTGCGGCTTTGCGCGATTTGCTGCATGACGCCGATTTCGCGCTCGCCGGCTTCACGCTCGTCGGCTGCCGCTTCGTCCAGATGAAGACGAGCGGCGCCGGCGAGGCGAGCGGCCGGCGGGCGGTGCTGAAATTTCGCGCGGTGGTGGAGGAGGCGTGAGGGCGCCGGCACTGGCGAAACGCGCGGACCTCTCCACAAACAGACATCCGGGCGAGCGGGCAGAGAAAGGCCTGACCGCAACCATCGCGCGATAGACGCCCCCATTGGCGTCTGGGCCGCCCAATCAGCGGGAGAACCCATCATGAGTGCCCAGAAAGGCAAGGACCTGCTCCTGAAACTGGAGCGGGACGGACAATTCGTGACTGTCGCCGGGCTTCGCGCCAGGCGGATTTCGTTCAACCAGGCGAGCGTCGACATCACCAATACCGATTCCGCCGGGCGCTGGCGCGAGCTCTTGGAGGGCGCGGGCGTGAAACGGGCCGGGCTTTCCGGCTCCGGCGTGTTTCGCGACCAGGCGAGCGACGCGACGATCCGCGAGATCTTCTTTGCCGGCACGATCGTCGCCTGGCAGGTGGTGATCCCGGATTTCGGCACGGTGACGGGCCCGTTTCAGGTGACGGGGCTTGAATATTCCGGCGAGCATGACGGCGAGGTCGCCTACGATCTGGCGCTGGAATCGGCCGGCGAACTCGCCTTTGCGGCGTTGTGAGCGGAGGCGGAGATGGCGAATTTCCATCGCGGCGAGATCGATGCGGTGCTCGGCGGCGAGACGCGCAGGCTCTGTTTGACGCTCGGTGCGCTCGCCGAGCTCGAAGCCGCCTTCAAGGCCGACGATCTGGTGGCGCTTGCCGCGCGCTTCGAGACGGGCCGGCTGTCGGCCCGCGATCTCATCCGCATCCTGGGTGCGGGTCTGAGAGGCGCGGGCGAAGCGATCTCCGACGACGAGGTGGCGGTGTTGCGGTCGGACGGGGGTGCGGCCGGCTTTGCCAGGATCGCGGCGGAGCTTTTGCGGGCGACGTTCGGTGGGTCGCAGGGGGACCATGGAGGTTCCGGCGCTCCGGGGGATCCCCCAAAAAACCCTCTTTAGCCGCGGGCGGTGCGAGAGAAGGCGCAAAAGCCTTTCCCTGGCAGGAGGCGATCGCCTTCGGCCTTGCCGTTCTGCGGCTTTCTCCTCGCGATTTCTGGGCGATGACGCCGCGCGAGTTTTCGGCCTGCCGCACGGCTTTGTGCGGGGCAGGCAAGACGCCGCTCACAGCGGGTGAGCTTGCACAGCTGATGGCGCGCTTTCCCGATCGGTAGGACATGATGGCAGACGATTTCGATTTCGGCTCGGACGAGTTGTCCGGGAGCGCTGAGGCACTGTCGGCGACGCTCGGCGACCTTCAGCATCTGGCGGACAGGTTCGGGCGCTCCATGACGAGCGCCTTCCGCCAGGCGGCAGTGGAGGGACGACGCTTCGACAGCGTGTTGAAAAGCCTGGCGCTCGGGCTGTCGCGCCGTGCCCTCAATGCCGCGCTCGCGCCGATCGCGGGCGGGCTGTCCGGCGCGCTTACTTCTGTGTTCGGATCGTTTTTGGGCGGTTTCGGCCAAGGCGGGGTGTTTGCGGGCGGCAAGGTCACCCCCTTTGCTTCGGGCGGGGTCGTTGCCGCGCCGAGCTATTTTCAGACGGGCAGCGGCATCGGCCTGATGGGGGAGGCGGGGGCGGAGGCGATCCTGCCCTTGCGGCGCGGCGCCGACGGCAGGCTCGGTGTTGCAGCCGCGGGCGCCGGGGGGCCGCCCCTCCACGTCACCTTCAACGTGACGACGCAAGATGCGGCGAGCTTCCGCCGGTCCGAAGCCGAAATGACGGCGATGCTGGCGCGTGCCGTGTCGCGCGGCCGGCGGGGGCTGTGAGCCGTCATGTCCGCGGGCTTTCACGAGGTTTCGTTTCCGCTGGCGCTCGCCTTCGGTTCGTCCGGCGGACCGGAGCGGCGCACCGAGGTGGTGACGCTCGCCTCCGGGCGTGAGGAACGCAACCAGCGCTGGGCCGATTCCAGGCGCCGCTACAATGTCGGCTCGGGCGTGCGTTCGCGCGCCGATATGGAACGGCTGATCGCTTTTTTCGAAGAACGACGCGGCCGGCTCTATGGCTTTCGCTTCCGCGACCGCAGTGATTTTTCCTCCGCGCCGGCACCGGCCGAGCCAGGCCCCTTCGATCAGCGGATCGGCACGGGCGATGGCGCGAACGCGGAATTTGTCCTCGTGAAGCGCTACGGCGACGGGCTCGCCCCGTGGCTGCGCACGATCGAAAAGCCTGTGGCGGGCACCATCCGCGTTGCGGTCGGCGGGGTGGAGAAGGGGGCGGGAGCATTCTCGCTCGACGCCGCCACCGGGCGCATCGCCTTTTCCTCCGGCCATGTGCCTGCGGCGGGAGCGGCGGTCACCGCCGGCTTCCTCTTCGACGTTCCGGTGCGCTTCGACACCGACCGCCTCGACATCGATCTTGCCGCCTTCGAGGCGGGCGAGGCGCCTTCCGTCCCGATTGTGGAGATCAAGCCGTGAAGGATTTTTCCGCTGCGCTGACCGCGCATCTTGAAGCGGGCGTCACGAGCCTTTGCGCCTGCTGGACGCTGATCCGCGCCGACGGGGTGAGGTTCGGTTTCACCGATCACGACCGCACACTCGTCTTCGGCGGGGTGACCTATGAGCCGCAGAACGGGCTGACGGCTTCGGGCGGCGTCGCCCATGCGGGACTGGAAGTCGGCGGCCTCGATGTTGCCGGGGCGCTGAGTTCGGACAGGCTGTCGGAGGAGGATCTCCTCGCCGGGCTCTATGACAATGCCCGAGTCGAGATGTGGCTCGTCAATTGGGGCGCGCCCGCGATGCGCCATCTGATGCGCATCGCCTCGATCGGCGAGGTGACGCGCGAGGACCATGCCTTCAAGGCCGAACTGCGCGGGCTCGCGCACGCGCTCGACCAGGAGAGCGGCCGGCTTTTCGCGCATCTCTGCGACGCCGATCTCGGCGATGGCCGCTGCCGCGTCGATCTTGCGGCTCTGCGCGTCGAGGCGGTCGTGACGGCGACGGATGGGGTGGGCTGGATCGAGGCCGGCGGGCCTGGCGCAGAGGATGGCAGCCTGGCGCGAGGGCTTTTGACGTTTCTCTCCGGCGCCAACGAGGGCCGCGCCATCGAAGTGGCGCGTCATGCTGTCGAGGGAACGGCACACCGCATGACGCTCTGGCAGAAGATGGAACGGCCGATCACTGTCGGCGACCGGGTTGCGGTGACGCCCGGCTGCGACAAGCGCCTTGCGACCTGCCGCGGACGCTTCGGCAATACGCTCAATTTCCGCGGCTTTCCGCATATGCCGGGTAACGATTTCGTCTGGTCGGTGGCAAGCGGCGGCGAGGTCAGCACCACGACGCCCTTCATCGGGCGCCCGGGCCCAAACGAATGAGGACCGAACGGGGAGGGGCCGGCGCATGGAAAAGGTGACGCGTGCGGCGATCGTGTGCGCGGCAAGGCGCTGGATCGGCACGCCCTATCGCCATCAGGCCGCCCTGCGCGGCGTCGGTGCCGATTGCCTCGGCCTCGTGCGTGGCGTGTGGTGCGAGATTTATGGCGAAGAGGCCGAGATGCCGCCTGCCTATACGCCCGACTGGGCCGAGGCGCGGGGCGAAGAAACGCTGAGAGACGCCGCGCGCCGGCATCTCTGCGAGATCGAGATTTCAGCGGCGCGGGCCGGCGATGTGCTCCTCTTCCGCTGGCGAAGGGGGCTGCCGGCAAAGCATGCCGCGATCCTTACCGGCGAGACGACGATGATCCACGCGCATGAAGGGGCGGCGGTGGCCGAAGTGGCGCTGGTGCCCGGCTGGCGGCGGCGCATCGCCTATGCCTTCGCGTTTCCGGATGTCGGAGGGGAGGAGGGCTGATGGCGACGCTTCTGTTGAGCGCGGCGGGCGCGAGCCTTGGCGGCATTTTCGGTGGGGTGGGGGCGATCGCCGGACGCGCGCTCGGCGCGCTTGCGGGCTATGCGATCGATCGCAGCGTATTTTCCACCGAGCGCAAGGCGGAGGGCGCGCGGCTTTCCGACCTGACCGTGCAGAGTTCGACCGAAGGTGCCCCGATCCCGCGCGTCTATGGCCGCGTGCGTCTGGCCGGCCAGGTGATCTGGGCGACGGATTTCGAGGAAGTCGCGACGACCGACACGCAGCGCGCGGGCGGCAAGGGCGGCGGCAGCAAGGTGACGACGACCACCTACAGCTACTTCGCCAATTTTGCCGTGGCGCTGTGCGAAGGCGAGGTGGCGCATATCGGCAGGATCTGGGCGGACGGAAAGCCGCTCGATCCCTCACTCGTCACCTTGCGCATCTATAAGGGCAGCGAGGACCAATTGCCCGATCCTTTGATTGCCGCGCATGAGGAGGAGCCGCCGGCCTATCGTGGCACCGCCTATGTCGTCTTCGAGCGTCTGGCGCTGGCAGAATTCGGCAATCGCATTCCGCAGCTCTCATTCGAGATTTTGCGCCCCGTCGGCAGCATCGAAAAGGATATCCGCGCCGTCTGCATGATCCCCGGCGCGGGCGAGTTCGTCTACGACACCGCGCTTCGCCTCAGTGAGGGCGATCCCGGCACCTATGCCACCGCCAACACCTTTGCCCGCCGCGAGGAGGCGGATTTCGAGACCTCGCTCGACGAGCTCATGGATCTCTGCCCGCGGCTTGAATGGGTGACGCTGGTCGTCGCCTGGTTCGGCAACGATCTGCGCGCACCTGAATGCCTGATCCAGCCGATGGTCGACGATGCCCATAAGCGGATCTCCGGCGGCGACTGGTCGGTGGCGGGGCTTACCCGCGGCGAGGCGGAGGTCGTCTCCTATATCGACGGACGGGCGGCCTATGGCGGCACGCCGAGCGACGAGACGGTCATCAGGGCGATCCGCGAACTGAAGGCGCGCGGCCTGAAGGTGGCGCTTCTGCCCTTCGTGCTGATGGATGTCGCGGCGGACAATGCGCTTCCCGATCCGAGAAGCGGCGAGGCGGGGCAGCCGCCCTATCCCTGGCGCGGGCGCATCACGCTGTCGGTAGCGCCGGGTCGTGCCGGTTCGCCCGACAAGAGCGCGGCGGCGGCAGACGAGATCGCGGATTTTCTGGGCGAGGCGTCGCTTGGCCAGTTTTCGGTGGGCGCCGGGGGTGTTTCTTATTCCGGGCCGACGGATTGGCGCTATCGCCGCTTCATCCTGCACAATGCGCATCTGGCGAAGGCGGCGGGCGGGGTCGACGCGTTTCTCGTCGGCTCGGAAATGGTGGCGCTGAGCCAGATCCGCGGGCAGGGGAACCGCTATCCCTTCGTCGAGGCGCTGGGCGTGCTGCGTGGCGAATGCCGGCAGGTTCTGGGGGCGGCGACAAGGATCTCCTATGCGGCCGACTGGTCGGAATATTTCGGTCATCAGCCGGCGGATGGCTCCGGCGACGTCTTCTTCCATCTCGACCCGTTCTGGGCGGAGGCCGATTTCGTCGGCATCGACATTTACTGGCCGCTCGCCGACTGGCGCGACGAGCCGGGCCATGCCGACGAGGCGGCGGGGAGGTCGATCTACCGCTGCGATTATCTGCGCAAGAACCTCGCGGCCGGCGAAGGCTTCGACTGGTATTATGCCTCCGACGAGGACCGGAAGGCACAGCGGCGCAGCAGGGTCACCGACGGGACGGCGGGAAAGCCCTGGGTGTTTCGCTTCAAGGACATCGAGAGCTGGTGGGAAAACCGGCATTACGACCGGCCCGGCGGCGTGGAACAGGCGACGCCGACGGCCTGGGTGCCGTTGTCGAAACCGATCTGGTTCACCGAATTCGGCTGTCCGGCCGTCGATAAGGGCGCGAACCAGCCGAACGTTTTTTACGATCCAAAATCCTCGGAAGGCGCGCTGCCGCATTTTTCCGCCGGCGAGCGCGATGATCTGATCCAGCGGCGCACCATCGAGGCGCTTCTGTCCGCCTATGACCCGAGCCATGCCGATTATGCGGGGATGAACCGGGATGGGCCGAACGGTCCGATGGTCGATCCGGCGCATCTCACACTGTGGACCTGGGATGCGCGGCCCTATCCCTGGTTTCCCGCGCTCGAGGATGTCTGGGGCGATGCGCCGAACTGGCGGTTCGGACACTGGCTCAACGGTCGGCTCGGCGCCATGGACCTTGCCCGTCTGATCGAGGCGGTGCTGTCGGATCACGGTTTCGATGCGGCGGAAGTTGTCGATGTGCACGGGCTCGTCGAGGGGTTCGTCGTCGGCGAGCGGTCATCGGCACGCGCGACGCTCGAACCGCTTTTGTCCGCCTATGGTGTCGATGCGGCGGATGCCGGCACGACAATCCGCTTTCGCGGGCGCGCGCGGCCGCTTGATGCGAGCCTGTCGGACACGCGGCTCGTCGATGCGGCCGATGCGCCGCTGACCACGCGGCGGCGGGCGCAGGAGACGGAGCTTGCCGCGGAAGTGGCACTGCGCACTCTGTCTCCCGACAACGATTACCGCATGGCGGCGGCGCATTCGCGCCGGCTCGCCGGGGGAAGCCGGCGCGTCCTGACGCTCGATCTGCCGATCGTGGCGCGCGATGCGGAGGCCGAAGCGCTCGCCGAGGCGATGCTCGCCGATCTGTGGCGGGGGCGTGAGGAGATCTCCTTCGCGCTGCCGCCGAGTTGTTCCGCGCTCGATGCGGGCGATGCGGTGCGGCTCACCCTGGAGGGGCGTTCGGACACGTTTCTGGTGACGCGGATTGCCGATGGCGAGGCACGTGAGGTGGAGGCGCGGCGGGTGACGTTGCGGCGGAAGGCGATGGTGCCGGCCACGCCGACCCCGCCGGGGGTCGTGACGCCGCCGGCCTATGGTCCGCCGCTCGTCCATGTGATGGAGCTGCCGGCGCCGGCCGATGGCGAAAAGGCGCATCAGCCGCGGCTGGCGGCCTTCGCCGAGCCATGGCCCGGCACGCTCGCCGTCTATCAGGGAGAGGCGGGGGGCGGTTTTTCCTTTTTCTCGACGATTGCGACCCGTGCCACCTGCGGCCGGCTGGTGACGGCTCTGAGGCCCGGCCCGCTCGGCCGTTTCGACCGAGCCAATACGCCGGAGGTGACGCTCTATGGCGGGGCGCTCGCCTCGCTGCCGGAGATCGATGTGCTGGCGGGCGGCAATCTCGCGGCGGTCAAAGCCGACGACGGGAGCTGGGAAGTTTTGCAATTCACCACGGCCGAGCTGATCGGGACCCGCCGCTATCGTCTCGCCCGGCTGTTGCGCGGGCAGGGCGGCAGCGAGACCGCGATGGCGGCGGGTGCGAGCGCCGGCAATGCTTTCGTGCTGTTGAACGACGCCGTTTCCGTCCTGCCGATGGGGCTCGATGCGATCGGGCGGGACAAGCGCCTGCGCATCGGGCCGATCGCCGAAAGCCATGCCGCGGCGAGTTTCGTCGAGATCGCCGTCACGCCCGAGGGGCGGGGGCTGAAGCCGGCGAGCCCGGTGCATCTGCGGGCAAGGCGCGTTTCGGCGACGGGCGATGTGTCGCTGTCCTGGATCCGGCGCACGCGCTTTGGCGGCGATAGCTGGGCACTCGCCGACGTGCCGCTCAACGAGACACGCGAAGCCTATCGTCTGGAGATTTTGGACGGCGGTGCCGTGCGGCGCGAGGTGGAAACGGCAGGTCCGGGCTTTGCCTATACCGCCGCCGCGCAGCTCGCCGATTTCGGCGCTTTGCCGGAGGTGCTGACCGTGCGTGTCGCACAGCTCTCGGAGATGATCGGGCCGGGCTTTGCGGCCGAGGCGACGCTTCGCCTCTGACGGGCGGCGGCGCCGAGACAAGGCTTTTCAAATACAGAGAGGGAGAGCGGCATGATCGCCGTCAAGGACATGCGGACGATTGCGGGCGCGAGGGCGCGCGCCGGCATTCTGGAAGGCGTGGCCGAGGGGCTTGCCCGGCACGGCAAGGCTTTCGGGCTCGACCGGCCGGAGATGCTCGCCGCGTTTCTGGCGCAGATCGGCCATGAGAGCGGGCGCTTTCGCTATCTGGAAGAGATCTGGGGGCCGACGGCCGCGCAGCGGCGCTACGATATCCGCGCCGATCTCGGCAACACACCGGAGACGGACGGCGACGGCTATCGCTACCGCGGCCGCGGGCTCATCCAGGTGACGGGGCGGGCGAACGTTGCGGCCTTCTCGGTTTGGGCGAAAGAACGTTTTGCCGATGCTCCGGATTTTTTGGCCAAGCCGAACCGCCTGGCGGCCTTTCCATGGGCCTTCGTGTCGGCGCTCTGGTACTGGGAGAGCCGCGATCTCGGCCGGCTTGCCGCGGTGGGCGATCTGATCGGCCTGACGCGGGCGGTCAATGGCGGGACGAACGGCCTCGCCGACCGGCGGCGCCTTTATGTGCGCGCCGCGCTCGTCCTCCTCGGCCAGGAGCTGACGAAGGGCGCGGTGAAACGCTTTCAGGCCGCCCGCGGCCTCACCCCCGACGACATCGCCGGCGCGAAGACGCTTCACGAGCTGCATGTTGCGCTCTCCGAACTGCCGGCGCTGAAGGCGGGCGCCGCGATGCGCCCGGCGCCTCAGGCGGGCCGCGCTGGTCCGCCCTGGGGCCTGATCTTTCTCACACTTTGCGTCCTGGCCGCTCTCGCAGCAGCCATTTTTCTGTCTGGAGGAAAAATCTCATGACCACGGTGACCCAGCCGACGCTCCTGCCGACCAACAAGCTGACCGCGGCGACGTTTGCCGCCTCGCTCGCCAATCTCGCCCAGCTTCTCGTGGCGCGGCATTTTCCCGAATTCGCCGATCCTGAGATCTGGGCCCCGCTCGCCCCGGCGCTGGCGCTGATCGTCGGTTATTTCGTGAAGGACCGGCCGAATGTGTGA